TGAATCAGAACTTAACACAAAAACGCCAGAAAGGCGTGCAGACATCAAGAAATGGATTGTATCCACAGTGTACCCTGCCTTAGAAGAAACACCGGGCAAGGAAGGCTGGATATGGCTTTCTGGAACTATTGTACACTATGACTCTTACCTACAAATGACGTATGATGGTTGGAAAAAGGCAAAAGAGGACAAAAGGACATACCCTTGGGACGTAAACTTTTACAGAGCTATAGAAGATGGTGAACCCTTATGGGAATCTCAGTTTAGTAAAAAGAAGCTAGATGCAAAGAAAAGAGAGTTTATTGAAGCTGGCTTGGTAAATAAGTTTGCTCAAGAGTATATGAATGATGCTAGAGATGTTACCAGTGCATCGTTTAAGATAGATAGAATACAATACTACAACGGAAGGGTTGAATGTAAAAATAAATTTAATTACCTTATAGACGGTGAAGATGCGATACCAATCCATATCTACATGGGTGTTGACCTTGCGGCAACAGCTTCAGAGACTTCTGACTATCAAGTCATACTGGTCATGGGCATTGATTCCAGCAATAATCGGTATGTACTGGAGTATTTTCGTGAGCGTATACCAACATTCGATGTTCCGAAAGAGATTATTAGACTTGCAAACAAATACAGCCCTGTACGTAGAGTCACGATTGAGACAGTTGCGGCACAGGAGATGGTTAGGGATATGGTTACACGGCTTTCCGCAAAGGAGAAAAGACTTCTTCCGGGTATATTTAAGGGAGTTAAACCTCCGGCTAGAATCAAAAAACAAGATAGGTTGGAAACTACCCTTGGCCCTATTGTCAATTCTAAGAAGTTATATATACAAAGGGAGATGACAGAGCTGGTAGATGAGTTTTTTGAACACCCTAAGCCTAGAAACGATGATGTTATGGATGCGTTGTATTATGCAGACTACTTTGCTAAAGCACCAAAGAGTAGCAGGTCTAAATTAGAATCTATTGAAAATGTTGATAATCATCCTATACGAAAGATACAAAACAAAGCGTACAACTGGATGACAGGTTCCAGACTTTAAATGTTGCACTATTACATCGTTTATTGTTAACATAAGATAGCTAAATACACACATGCCAAGGTATTCAACAAGATCAAAGAAAAGATTAGCAACTTGTGACGAAAGGTTGCAGAAGCTGTTTAATGAAGTCATTAAGCACGTAGACTGCTCTATACTGGAAGGTCACAGAAGTAAGGAGAGGCAAAATAAACTATATGATGAAAAACGTACTAAGGTTAGGTATCCTAATGGTAGGCATAATTCTAGCCCTTCTAAAGCCGTTGACGTTACCCCTTATCCTGTGGATTGGGAGGACAGGGAAAGACAAACCCTCTTTGCTGGGTTCGTTATTGGCATTGGTAGGAGCATGGGCTATAAGATAAGATGGGGTGGAAACTGGGATATGTATTCAGAGAAAGGTAGATGGGAAGTCAAAGACAATCGCTTTGATGACTTTCCACATTTTGAAATAAAAGAGTAATGACGGATACAAGGCCAGCAAAGGTACCAAAGAACTCTTTTATAATGAGTTATCAAAGCTCTAGGATGTATCCGCAACTAGAGCCGCTAGCAAGAAAATATAGTGCGGATAAAAAAGATATGGCAAATAGCCAGAACGTAATACTAACAAATGGTGAGATTTATTTTCCACCAGATGCAGTTAAAGCAATAGGAGTTGAGAAATTGGAATTTATGAATAACAAATCAAAAGGTGGGGCTCACGATGCTATTGATAATGAAATGGCGATGAACCTATTAAAAAATATAAAACCTATGTATGGTGGCGGAATGGTTAATCCCTCTATGAAACCTATGGGTACTGGAGGCATGGTAGATGCATATCGTGGTGGCGGTATGGTGATGGATCAGTATGGTGATGGTGGTATGGTAAAAAATAAAATGATGAACTACGGTCATGGCGGAATGGTTAAAAATAAAATGATGATGATGCAAGATGGTGGCCAGTTAAAACCAGTACCAGAAGACAATCTCGGTTTAGGTAAGTTACCAGAAAAGGTAAGAAACCGTATGGGTTATATGCAGATGGGTGGGAAGGTTTTGCCATCGTCTGTAAGGGCAATAGATTCTAGAGGTGCTAGGAGTATTTTAACTCAATTTAGTGAGTTTCCAGAAATGGCTGTTCAGGGTGTGTATGAAATGAATGAGCCCTCTGGACGTGGAAAAAGATATTACTTTGGTCAGGGTCAGGTTCCAAGTTCCAAAGTTTCTGATTTAGAAAAAGCATCTGCAATGGCTTTAATTAATGCTATTCAATCGCAAGAACAATCCCCACAAGATTCAATACCTTTATCATCTGTATTACAAATGTTGAGAGATCCAGACATCAAAGGGGACAAGCAAAGTGTTAGTGGTATGATGAAAGGTGGTATGGTAGATAATTCACTTATGGGTATGATGGGTGGTGGAATGGCCATGAAAAAGAAAAAGACGATGAGCTATCAAGATGGTGGTGAGGTTATGCTACCACCTCAACCTATGGATCCGCTACAGATTGGCCCTAGACAAGCAAACCCTTCCGTGTATAAAGGTAGCACATTAGGAGCTGTTATGGATCAGGCTATGATGTTAGAAGACAGTATAGAGCAAGATACAGTAAACAGAGCAAGAAAAGCCATACAGCTAATGAGATTGAAAGGGATGCTAAACGATGCAGAGTTACTAGACTCTCCTGATGGTATGATGCCTAAAAAAGAAATGTCTACATCTGAAAGACTAATGGATATACTTAAGGGTTCTCCGGGACTATTAATGCCCCTTGGTATGATGAGGTAGAATGGAACAAGACCCAAGAGCATTATACAACGATGAACTGTACCGTCAGTGGCGTGACTCACGTTCTGACTGGGATACAGAAGCTCGTAGAGATATTGATTTTTATTTAGGTAATCATTTTAGTCAAGATGAATCTGATGAGCTATCACAGCGTAATCAGGCAGACATACCTATGGATCGTGTATCTGCGGCTATTGAAAAATTTAAAGCAGTCTTAACTGCAAGAGCACCAGCTTTTACATTGACTCCAAGAGAAGACTCAGACGTGCAGGTCGCTACTCTATGGAGAACAATCATGGGTTATGTGTGGCAAAACTCTGATGGTGACTGGCAAATGAAACAGGCCATACAGGATTATGCCACAACAGGAATGGGCTATCTATATGCTTATATTGATAGAGAATCAGATTTTGGTAGAGGTGACGTTAAGTTTACCTATGTCGATCCGTTTAGAGTATATGCTTCTCCTAGCTCTCGTGATCGTTGGTTTAGCGATTCTGATGGTATCATCCTTTCCACCATCTTAACAGGTGAGCAAGCCGTTAACCTCTACCCAGAATTAGGAGATAGAGTCGATCCAGAAACAGGAGAAACCATACCCGGTTTAATTAACGATATATCTGGATTTACATACGATGAAGAAGACTATCCATCTTCACAGAATAAAAACTCAATGGTGGTGTTTACACCAGCAGATGTAAAAGATAAAGACTATTATCAAGTAAAGAAGTATCAGGTATTAGAAAGATTTTATAAAGTAAAAGTTCCTTATTACAGAGTTATTGATATGAAGACTCAGGAGGAGGATATTCTTTCTCAAGAGGAGTACACTAAGTTTTTTGAAGAAAACTCAGATGCTTTTGAGATTGGAGCGTTTACAACAATAGAAGTTTTACAAACTCGTGTAAAAGTGTGTGCATCGATGGGTGAGGTTGTGCTGTATGAACAGATACTTAATACCGATGAATATCCCATAGTGCCCCTTCCAAATATCTGGACTGGCACTCCTTATCCCAAGTCAGACGTTTCAAGAGCTAGACCTATGCAAAGACTTTTAAATAAGTTATGGTCACTTGCATTGTCTCATGCACAAGCTTCAGCAGGATTAAAATTGTTAGTTCCTTTGGGTAGTGTGGATGATATAGATCAGTTAGAGAAAGACTGGGCAAACCCCAATGCCGTAATAGAAGTTGATTCATCCCAAGGTGAACCGCACTA